ACGAGCTCAACGCTCAAGAGCTTCGTGACGCTCTGCAAGAGCAACGCCTTGGCAACTCGGCCAAGCAGAAACTCGCTTCTGACATCAACGTGTCAGTGCTGAACATCGCGGCCAATCAGGGCACGCTGGTGGTCAAGCGCACGACGGCTGCTGGTGCTTCGAGCGGTTTCGATGACGTCGCCCAGTGCGAGGCCATCTTCAACGAGCAAGGCATCATGGACGGCGACCGCTACCTCGCGCTCAACACGCGGGACTACAACGGTCTTGCTAACGACCTTGCCAAGGCTTCGCGCTCCTTCGGGAACCAGAAGTCCGACAAGGCGTATGAGCGTGCATACGTTGGGATGGTAGCGTCCTTCGACATCTACAAGCTCGACTACGCGGTGCGGTTGGCGGCTGGTTCTGCTACGGCGACCATCAACACGACCGACGCGGCAGCGAACTACTACATCCCGAAAGCCATCTCGACCTCGCCAACGACGTCCGAGCGGCTCAACGTGGATAACCGCTTCCAGTCTCTGACGGTGGCAGTTTCCGCTGGCGCTTTGGCGGCAGGGGACGCGTTCACCATCGCTGGCATCAACGCAGTGCATCACATCACCAAAGGTGACACCGGTCAGCCTAAGACCTTCCGTGTTATCTCGGCGAGTGCGCCTGCTGCCGGTAGCCAAGCGATCGTCATCAGCCCTCCGATCATCTCGAACCAGGTTGCCAACGCGGCTTCCGCGCAGAACCAAAACTGCGTGGCGAACACGAAGGCATCCAACGCGGCAATCACGCTCCTCAACACGGCAGCAGCTCCTGTGAACTGCTTCTGGCACAAGGACGCGATTGAAATCCTCCCTGGCCGCTACTCGCTCCCCGACAACGCTGGCGTTGCGGTGATGCGCGGTTCAACCGACCAAGGGTTGGAGCTCGTTATGACCAAGCGTTTCGACCAGAACACCCTCACGACCAAGTATCGTGTGGACACGTTCTACGGGGTTGTCAACAAGCAGCCCGAAATGAGTGGTATCATCCTGTTCAATCAGGTATAGTTCCCGCAAACGGGGGGTGGCCCTTCGGGGCCATCCCCTTAACTTAACTGAAACCAAGGACTTATGCCGCTTAAGAAGGGTTATTCACAGAAGACAATCTCCTCGAACATCAGCAAGGAGATGAAGTCCGGCAAACCGCAGAAGCAAGCGATTGCAATCGCGCTCTCGACTGCTCGCAAAGCGAAGCAAGCGGCTGGAAAACCCGTCGGCAAACTGAAAAAATGACTGATTTCCCCATCATGGTGTACCGCTCGCCAGGCAAAAGCCCTGCGCGATATGGCACCTACGACTACTGCGGCGTCGAATCACAAGACGAACTCGATGAAGCCCTCTCTTTGGGCTGGAGTTTGAGTGTTGAAGAGGCTGTGGACGTCTACAACAAGGCCGTTGAGGCCGCTGTAAGGCTCAAGAACGAGCCGAAAGTGAAGATTGTGGTCAGTGAGCCCGAATCCGAGGCTGCGCCTGCTCCTGAGGCTGCTGGAGAGCCGGTTTTGCTGGCTGAAGAAGACGAAGAAGAAGACAAACCGCGCCGCAAGCGCAAATAACCGCATGGGATACACTAAACGCCAGTTCGTTGAGGCCGCTTTTGAGGAACTCGGGCTGGCGTCTTATGTGTTTGACCTAACGCCTGAAGAGCTTCAGTCAGCGGTGCGTCGGCTTGATGCCATGGTGGCGCAGTGGTACGCGAAAGCCATCCAGATTGGCTACCCTTTAACCAACTCGCCTGACAACGCTGACCTCGACACGCAGACCAATGTGCCGCTAACAGCCAACGAGGCGGTCATCTTGAATCTGGCGATGCGTATCGCCCCGCAGTACGGCAAATCGCCTTCGCCTGACACCAAGACAGGCGCGATTGCTGGCTACCAGACGCTCCTCATGCAGAGCGCCAACGTCCTTCAGCAGCAGTACCCTTCGCAGATGCCTGCTGGCGCTGGCAACAAGGATGTGGACTGGCCGTTCTTGCCGGTTCCGTCTCTTGGCCCCATCGAGCAACAACCCAACGGTCAGCTTCTCTTCCTCTAACATGGCTATTCAAAATCTTGATAACGTCGATAGCATCAGCAACTCGACGTTGTTTGCTGTCAACCAGAACGGGCTCGATTATAACTGCACCGCAGCGGTGGTGGCTGACTTCATTGAGCAGAACGTCACGGTCAACGATGGCAAGGTCATCCAGTACTCCTCGCCGATTAGCGGCTCGACGGTCGCCATTAGCGGCACGAACAACAGCGTGTGGCTGGTGCTTACGCCCATTAGCACAGTGGCCTCGCTGACGATCCAACTCCCGCAGGTCTCGGGCTGCGTGGCAAACCAAGAGATTCTCATCAACACCACCCAGACAATCACCTCGCTCACGGTGAACCTGAACGGTGCGGTCGGAGGCGGCGTTCCGACGACTCTCGCGGCAAACGGCTTCTTCACACTCCGGTTCGAGCCGGTCATCCAAAAATGGTATCGCGTAGGCTAATATGACACTCCCATTCAATCCCTCTTACGGCAGCGGACAAACCCAGTCAGCAACTGGAACTTCCGCCCAGTACAGCATTCGCTCTGGCACCCGCAGTATCTGCGTGACCAACACTGGTTCAACCAATCCGGTGTTTGTCCGCATCGGGCAGGGCACAATTACCGCAACGACCGCTGACTACATCGTCATGCCGAGTAGCCAAGTGTCCCTTGGCAAGTTTGAGGACGATAACGTCATTGCAATCATCTCGCCTTCCGGAACGACGGTTAACTTCATCTGCGGCGCTGGCCTGTGATTCGTTACCTCTCAAGACGACGCTCGAAGACGCCTGCGGGGCCCACGGTGACCCCGCCAGGACCGCCTCCCGCCGCGTCGTTCTACCTGCGCCCTGGTGGCGGAACGAACTACTATCGCCGGCCAGGCGGCGTTGACCGGTACATCAGACCCTAAAGCATATGCCTGACATTACAGTATCCTCTGACATCGACTCCTTCATGCAGTCTGCCAACCGGCAGGCTGCGATGGACAACCTCGCCGGCGCAACGACCTCCGGTCAGTACCTTCGCGGGAACGGATCGGACGTTGTTATGTCGGCAATCCAAGCTGCTGACGTTCCAACGCTCAACCAGAACACTACCGGCACGGCGGCTGGTCTGTCCGCAACGCTGGCTGAGACGTCTGGCGGCACGGGGAAGACGAGTTACACGAACGGCCAACTTCTCATCGGTAACTCGAGTGGTGGTCTCACCAAGGCTACGCTGACGGCAGGCTCGAACGTGACCATCACCAACGCGAGTGGAGCAATCACGATTGCTTCCAGCGGTGGGAGCGCAACGCCGACGGACGTGCAAGTGTTCACCTCCAGCGGGACGTGGACGAAGCCAGCTGGGGCGGTGTCGATAGATTTGTTTGTTGTTTCAGCCGGAGGTGGCGGGGCTTCTGGAAGAAAAGGCGGGGCTGGGTCAGCGGCTCCAGGGGGAGGCGGTGGTGGAGGCGGCTCGTTTACCATGCGGTCTTTTCAAGCGTCTCTGCTTGGAGCAACTGAAACTGTAACGGTAGGCGCAGGAGGAAGCGGAGGGGCTTCCGTAACGTCAAACGCAAGCAATGGGAACTCAGGCGGTGCTGGAGGAAACTCATCGTTTGGAAGCTGGGTCGCTGTCGCTGGCGGTGGCGGTGCTGGAGTTGTAACGACGGCATCTGGACCTGGCGGATCATCTGCTTCAGCTCGCGCAATGTTTCAAGGTGGCAGCGGAAGTGCTGGCGGAACTGGAGCGGGAGTGGCTGGCGTTAACTCTGTTGCAGCGGCAGGCGGAGGAGGTTCTGGCGGTGGACTTGCAGCAACAACTCCCGCAGCAGCAGCAGGGGGGGCTGGTGGCGTTGCCTTGGCAGCATTTATTACTGGCGGGCAAGCGGCAGCAGGAGCAAGCGGTGGCGGCAACGGAGGAACAGGTCCAAACGTAACAACAAACACCGCCATACCATCAAGTGGAGGCGGAGGTGGAGGATCATCGATTACAGCAACAAATGGCGGCAATGGAGGAAACGGTGGTTTTTACGGAGGCGGAGGTGGTGGAGGCGCGGCTGGCCTTGATGCAACCAACAATTCTGGCGCAGGCGGAAATGGAGCAGATGGTATTGTTATCGTAATAACCTACTTCTAAACAATGAGATACGCAATCGTTGACGACGCGAGCAAGGTCGTTTTGAACATCATCATCTGGGATGGCACAAGCCCGTACACGCCGCCAGCCGGCACGACGCTTGTGAACGTCGACGGTATCCCATGCGACATCGGTTGGATTGAGCAACCAGACGGCAGCTTCGCCCCTCCTCCTGAAGAGTCCAATGGCTAAGAAACAAGTCAACCTCTCGGTCTCTCGCGGCGAGAAGCTCCCAGTGTCTCAAGGTGCTGGGCTCACCGCGAAAGGCCGTGCAAAGTACAACCGCGCCACAGGCTCGAACCTGAAGGCTCCAGCACCCAACCCCAAGACGAAGGCAGACGAGGGCCGCAAGGCGTCGTTCTGTGCGCGTATGAGCGGGATGCCTGGGCCCATGAAAGACGAGAAAGGTCGCCCCACCCGCAAAGCTGCTTCACTCAAACGCTGGAACTGCAAATGAAAAAAGGACTCTACGCCAACATCCACGCCAAACGCGAACGCATCGAAGCCGGTAGCAAGGAGAAGATGCGCAAACCAGGCTCCAAGGGCGCCCCGACCGCTGCTGCATTCAAAGCTTCTGCCAAGACCGCCAAGAAGAAGTAATGCAAGTTCCACTGCTCAGCGGTATCTACACGGACGGGGCCGGCGACTTTCGCCGCAGCTACCCGCGCAACTTGGTGCCCGTCGTTCAGCCATCTGGCTTGAGCGAGGGCTACCTGAGACCGGCTGACGGGATTAAACAGTTCGCGGTAGGCCCTGGGGTTGACCGTGGCGGCATTGAGTGGAACAACGTGCTCTACCGCGTGATGGGCACGAAGCTCGTCTCGGTGAGCTCGCTGGGGAACGTGGTAGTGCTCGCGGATGTGGGCGGCAGTGGTCAGGTGACGCTTGACTACTCGGAGACGCTGCTGGCGATTCTTTCCAGCGGAACGCTGTACTACTGGGATGGCTCTGCGCTCACTAGCCTCACGCCTGACCCTGCCATGGGGCCAATCACGGACTTCTGCTGGGTTGATGGGTACTTCTTTCTGACGGACGGGTTCTTCATCGCTACGACGAACTTGGTCAACCCGACCATCGTTCAGGCCAAGGCGACATCCGAAGCCGATCCAGACCCCATCATCTCGATTCAGAAGTTCCGGAACGAGGTCTATGCGATTAACCGACATACCATTGAGCTCTTCAACAACGTCGGTGGAGACATCCTATCCTTCCCGTTCGCTCGCATCGAAGGAGCCCA